TCAGAAACAAAATTACAGGAGTTTGAATACAATGCGTTTTGATAATCCAATATACGATCATGGCTTTGTCTTTCCTGATATTGCTGACTTTCCAGATGTAAACCATGAGAAACATTATATGGGTAATGGCCACGAAGAATATGTATCTGTAATGAAAGAAGGAATACAAGAAGGCAATTTACATACATTTGAGAGAGGCTATCAGTGGTATATGAAAGTACCAGATACAAAATTAATTACTAAACTAAATGCTATGTTTCAGTTTTACAACAAGTTTGAAGAAAGTAAAATAGAAAGTAATTTAGCAGGTGGTCAAATATATGAAGACTTATTTGAAAAAGGTATATCATATTTGAATATAGATACTAAAAAAATAAGAGATGCAATAGACCAAGAAATTAAGAACTTGATTGTATTACCTGATTGGAGACCACCACCTGGACAATTTGATAGAGCAAAACAATTAGGTCCAGAGATAGTAAAACTTGTAAATGAAATGTTCCAATCACATGGTATATTACAAGCAGCTACTAAATATAATAAATTTAATAATCTACAAGTAAAGAATGTAGTATTACATATTGCTAAACCAACAGATGAAAACTATAAACAATTTCTATATGATTGTAAGACTATAACTAAAACAACTAACTTACATATAGACCCAAAAGAAAATGTTATAAAAGCTATGATGTACCTAAATGATATTACAGAAAATGATGGTCCATTTAGTTATGTAGAAAAATCTAATAGATGGATATATGATGATCTACAAAACATATTTGGTAGAGCAATATCTACAGGCAGTTATTGTCATACACCACAATCCAGAGCAGCAGTATTTCAATTTCCAAAACAATGTAGAGTATCACATAACTTTGGTAGATTATTATTAGATAACACAGAAGAACAGGAAAATATATTAAAACAAGAAAAACAATTTACTAGCGACAAAGGTAATCTGTGTGTCTTTGATCCAGCTGGTATGCATAGAGGAGGAATTTGTAAAACAGGAACTAGAATTGCTTTACAAATATTAATGAAATGAGACCATTTACAGCAAAACTAACAGATAGTGTATTAAAAAAAAGAGTATTTAACCAAGAAATATTAGAAAAACACCTTAATGATTTTATGATAGGTCAAACTACACCCTATCTACACAAATTAAAAAATACATTGGACATAGGTGCGGCTACAGGTATGTATGCTACTCACTTTGCCAAACACTCAAAATCCGTAATATGTTTTGAGGCAGTATTACCTGTGTATAATGAGTTAAATAAAATTAAAACATTTTATAATAATGTAACAACTCACAATCTTGCCGTAAGTAATTTTGAAGGTGTAAGTGATTTTTATGTAGATGATAAAAGATTATCTAACTCAAGCTTTCAAAATTTAGTAGAAGGTCAAAAAATAGAAGTTGATACTGTTACAGTAGATAGTCTAAAACTAAATGATATTGGTTTTATAAAAATAGATGTAGAAGGTGTAGAGTTAGATGTATTAATGGGTGCTGTTGATACTATACATGAATACAGACCTACTTGTATGGTTGAAGTATATGAAAAGTTTAACAAATATCCAGTACAAACTACATTTGAATACTTTTTTGAGAGAGATTATAAATGTTATTATAATCATAGAGGACAAGGTTTAAAAGAAGTAATGAATGTAAAAGAAGGTATAGAGGCTACAAAGATACCTCATATTACAGACGGTGATTTTTTATTTACAATATGATTATAACACACGACATATCGTGGCCACAATGTTTATCTAATCAACTATTTCCAGCTATCAAAAAAGGTTGGAAAGATAGAAAAGAAAAGATACATTTTTTTTGGGGTCTTGGCTCTAACAATCTAAAAGAGATAGAAGATGTAAAACGTGATGGTGATGAGTGGTGGTATGTAGATGTAGGTTACATCACAGAACAGATTACCAGATACCCTACACCTAAAATAAATGACTATGATAAAACATATTTTAGAATAGTCAAAGGTAATATGCATATGACTAGTGGTAAACCTGGTGATGGGTCACGTCATACAAAATTATTACAACAAGGTATAGACGCAGAGTTTAAAGGCTGGAATACTGGCGAGTGTAATCATATATTACTAGCGCCATCATCACAAACTGTTTGTATTTACACACATGGATTATCGCAAGAAGATTGGATAAAACAAGCTGGTGAAGAAATAAGATGTTATTCAGATAGACTCATACGAATGAGAAATAAACCAAGACCAAACAATGAATGGTGGGGTACAGATATAAAAGATGAACTAAAAGATTGTTATGCGTTAGTGACTAATATGAGTTTGGCTGCGGTAGATGCTGTGTTAAATAAAGTACCTGTAGTAACACACAGTAATAATGTTTGCCATAAAGTGTCAGGTCCTCTGGCAGGTATAAATGAACGTACAATGCCAGCAAGAGAAGACATGAATGTATGGTTAAAAAGTGTGGCGAATAATCAATTTACAATACAAGAGATAGAAGACGGAACAGCATATAGGTTACTAAATGAAATTTAGATTTAAATTTATGATGGCATGTTTATGGACTGGTTTTCTATTGGGATTACTAGTAGGTATGTATTTATGCTAAACTTTGCTTGTGTATATTATGGTGACAAATATACTTTCCCATATGTAAGAAACTTACATAGTATGGTAGAAAGAAATCTAACAGTACCACATAGATTTATTTGTTTTACAGATAACACAGTCATACACAAAAGAAAAGAGTTTAAGAATACAAATATAGAATTTAAACCATTTAAGAGACATGACTTTAATGGTTGGTTTAATAAACTACAACTCTTTAGTCCACAAAGTGAGCTAGAGGGAGATACTTTATATATGGATTTAGATGTGGTGATTATGAAGAATATAGATTGTTTTGCTACCATAGGTAAGAGTAAGAACTTTGTAGGTATGAATGATTTTAATCCTACTACTGGTAATTTTAATTCTAGTATTATGAGATTTAATAATCAATATCATAGTATAATATGGGAACAATATCTAAAGAAAAGAACAGAGTTTAATAATAGTCATGGTGACCAAGAAATCATAACATCTTTAATTAAGAAACACGAAGATACAATATCATTTCCAGATGAGTGGACACAATCATATAAATGGTTAAATCGTAAGGGTGAAAGATACCACACAACCAAAATGACATATGAACAAGACCCAAATGCTAAGGTATGTGTGTTTCATGGTAGTCCAAACCCTGCCGAATCAACGCAAGAATGGGTACAAAAGCTGTGGAATTAGACATAAATGTGTCTAAAATAAGAACAAAATAAGAACATCTACGCAAAATACCTTAAAAACCCTTATAAAACTAGCAAAATAATACTGTACTTATTAGTCAATCCTGATATTATATTAGTATATGAACAACAAAAAAGGAGTAAACACTATGTCAAAAGTAAAACAATGGGCTGAAGACACAGCTGAAAAACAAGTAGATAATATAATCGCTAAATTAAAAGATGGTCAAATTGACTTAACAGAAGCTAGTGACTTGACTTTAAAAGTAGAAAATGTTAATATGTTAGGTATTGATGAGAACAATGTTGAGGAGGCGTTGACACAATAATGAGTAAAACTTTTAACGTTTGTTATTTAAGAGAGTATATGGATCCTGAGCATCAAGGTGATTTCTTCTATGCTTATGAAACTGTATATAGAAATGTACCAGAGAAGTACAGATCAAAATTCACAAATCAAAAAACAAAAATGAAGATTATAAAATTTTTAGATTGGAACTATAAAGAATCAGCTTCTAATTTTGCTAATTCAACTAGAATTGAATTGATAGATGAAGATAGATATTACCAAACTTACGAAGATGTATTTGGTGAAACAGCTGCTGGTAACAAAGATATGTTCCATGACTATGGTCAAAAATATGATAGACAATCATTAAGAAAAGATTTTGATTTAAGTAAAACAAAAAAATATGTTAAACATTATAATGATAAAAGGATAAGTTAATGAAATATGGTGAAGACAAAATTTGTAAAGAAATAGAGAAGTATATAAAATCAACTTACAGTGAACATTACAGTACAACTAAAGATGGTTTTCAAGTACAAGATATGCTAAGACATTTAGGTATTGACAAAGACTTCTGTCAAGCCAATGCTATCAAATATCTTGCTAGATATGGTAAGAAGAATGGTAAAAATAGAAAAGATTTATTAAAAGCAATTCACTACATTGTTTTATTGATGAGTAGTGAGGATAACAAATAGGAGGACATATGATAATTAAATTAGGCGACATGATAACAGACGATAGAGGAAGAGTTGGTGAACTAATCAACATAGGTATCGCAACAGAGATGGCAGATCCTGCGGCTGAACTAGATACTTCTGCGAATGTTAAACAATATGATACAGAACTAGGATATAAAGGTGCTATTACTTTTGGTAGTAATTGGTGTTACTTTTATCAAATTAAGAATGCAACTACAAAAGAAGATTCAGATGTAGATGTTGCAATTGAACAAGAAAACGAATGGTGGAAATAATGGCTGAATATAGCTCACACGATTGGCGTCAACACACAGATGATGCTGTTATAGAAGATGGTGAACACATTTTAAAAGTAAATGATAGTAGAGTTTTATTTAAAAATCCAAAAACTTTAAAAGAAGAATCTGTTGACGTATCAAGGTTGGTTAGAGTTTTTGTAAATAATAGAGACGACTTAAAAAGGAGTGTTAAGTGAAAACTGTAAACGTCACTGTTAAAAAGAAAACTTTATTAGAGGTTTATAATCAAGTAAGAATGTGTAATGATTTAGGTTTTCCTAACTTTCAAAAAGGTGAACCAATTAATAACTTAATGAAAGAAATTAAAAGAGATATTAATAAACAAAAGAAAGCAGAGAAGATAGGTTGGAAAGACTTTTTAGAATTTTGGCCTATGTCAATCGTAGTGCCAGGTATGTTACTATTAATATTATTGGGGAGTATAACACAGTAATGCCATTTGGATTAACAACAGCTAGAAACAAGAGAGAAGAATGGGTCTTAAAGAAGATTGAATATTATAAGGTTACAGAGTATGTAGGTAAGTCTAATTGGAAAAGATATTACTTTGATTCATACAAAGATGCTGTAAATGCCTTTAAGAAACTAAAACAAAAGAAAAGAAAAATTTTAATATATGCTTGTAGAGACGATAGTCTTGGTGAAATATCCACAGGTATAAATGATAGGTTTATAAATGAGTAATCAAAGACCAGGTAAGATAGAAAAAAAATTAGATAGAAATGGTGACATGCAAGTCTTCAAATTCTTTAAGACAGCAGCAAAGTTATTAAATGAAGAAGGTAAAGAAGACGAGGCGTTTTATATGGAACAAATGGTTGACTGGTTAAGAAGTGGTAA